ATCGGCGCTGGCCCGCTATCGTGCGGCCAACCCTGACGACACGGGCGCACGGGTTCTTAATCCGGGTGACGAGGGCTATCCGACCAACGCTCAATGGGATGAGGCGTCGCAAGCGTATGTCGCGCTGACGCCAACGCATCAAGGGGCCTATGACATTAGCGTAGGGGGTCGCCCTGCCGGTAGCGTTTCGATGGCCCCTAACGGGCGTCCGTTTGTGGACCGGATACAGATTGACCCGGCTTTCCAGCGCCAAGGCGTCGGCGGCCAAGTTTACGACCAGCTTGAGGAGACGCTAGGCGTTCCGCTGGTGCCTAGCCCGCTTGGCCTGAGTAATGAGGCGCAAGGGTTCTGGCGCAAGCGTCTCGGCGCTCTAGACCCTATGCAGGCTCAAGCCCGCATTAACCAAGCGATGGACTACGGGCAAGAGTTCGGCGTTGACGCTTACGACAGGCTCAACCCGCTTCGCCCGCAAGCCGTTGAGCCTGAGTACCCCATCCGCGCCTATCACGGCTCGCCCCATTCATTCGATCAGTTCTCCCTCGACAAGATTGGAACGGGAGAGGGAGCGCAGGCATACGGCCACGGCCTTTACTTCGCTGAGAGCGAGGACGTGGCGCGGGGGTATCGCCAGAACCTTAGTCACGACGGAAACGCACTAGGCGTGAGTCCAAGGGCGGGAGCGAAGGCCGAACAATATCTCGCGGAGTCGGGAAACGATGTAGCGGCTGCAACGGCCAGAATAGATCAGGCAGAGCGAGACGCCCTGAGCTACATTCCGAACCCGACGCTGGAGGAGTTTGAGCGAACCGTTCGCCCGATGCAGGAACAGTACGAGTTACAGCGGCAATACGTGCGGCACTTGGCTGAAGCAGGGCCACCCGGCTCCATGTACGAAGTAGGCATTAACGCCCATCCAGATACGTTCCTGGATTGGGACAGGCCGCTGAGTGAACAGCCGGAGCCGGTTCGCCAAGCCTACGCCCGCGCGATTTCTCGCGGCGACCCGCTGTCGGCTGAACTTCTAGGAAATCTGAGCGACCCGGAAGCAATGCGATTGGCCGGGCTGTTTCCTGATAGCCGGGGCGCGCAAGCCTATAACACGCTGGCCAGTGTCGAGGGACAAAGGCCGTGGGAGAACTTCTCCAAGGATACGATGGACTCGCGCGCCAGTGATCGGCTGCGAGAGTACGGCATCAACGGCATCCGCTACCTAGACGGAAACTCCCGCTCGGCGCAGGACGTGAACGATCTTCGCGGCACGCTTTCCATGTGGGAGTCGGCGGTCAACAAGAACCCCGCCGATGACTATGCGTGGTCGCAATACGAAGCGGCAGAGGCGGCGCTAAAGGAAGCTCAAGCGCGCCTGTCCAGCAACTACGTCGTATTCAATGACGAACTGGTCAAAATCCTGCGGAAGTACGGAATAAGCGGGCTGGGTCTAACCGGAGGCGCTGCCCTCGGCGGGGGGCTCCTTGGAAGCCCGCAAGACCAGCAAGCCCAGCCCACCACATTCTAAGCGTACCCCAACCCCCACAATCCATAGGAGGGCCGAATGGCTCGCAACAACACTTTCCTTCTGGAAGGCGTCGTCGGCTCGCCCGGCTCTGGCGTCACCGCCCGTGAGTACGGCGACAAATACAACCACACCACCATCCTCAACGTTCAATCGGTTTTCCCGGCCATTGCAGGCGGTGCTTCGCTCGGCGTCGGCAAGCTGGTGTACACCCTGCCTGCTGGTGCTTGCGTCGTCGGCCCTGCCCGTCTGAAGGTCTCGGTCAACGGTGCGGCTGCTATTCAGGCTGACACCCCCGACGTGGGGCTCGGCACGACCATCGCCTCGGGTGCTGTCGCTGTCCTTGGCGGCACGGCTGCTTTCGAGAACATCCTGACCGGCCAGACCATGACGGACTGCGACGGCACCGAGACCGACGCCATCGTGACGACCGAGCTGGCGATTGCCGCTAACGGCGCTCACACGGTCTATCTCAACATCGCTGATGGCTGGGCCGCTGGTGGTGACCCCGCGCTCGACGTGAACGCTGTCATCATTCTGCCGTGGCGCTACCAGGGCGACTAACCCCTTTCATACCGCGCCTTCCTTAGCTGGACCCACCCCGAGCGGGGCAGACACCATCCGACCTTACAGGCTGAGAGGCCAACCTGCGGCGCGGACGTCCTTCGGGATGCGTGATAGCAGGCAAGGCGGGAACGCTCGGACATAACCCACACAGTCGCCAAGCCTAGAGCAGCGACAGGGAGCGGCCACCCCACGGTCGGCACACATGGCAGCACTCGAAAACTCCCGTCACGAACGCTTTGCGCAAGAGCTTGCCAAGGGCAAGAGCCAGGGCGAGGCCTATGTGGCTGCGGGGTACAAGGAAAGCCGGAGCGCAGCCGCCCGCCTAGCCGCCGATGTGAACATTTGTGCGCGGCTGGCCGAGATACAGGAGCGCGGCGCAATCCGGGCTGAAGTGACCATCGCGACCCTTACGGCGGACCTTCTCCGACTGAGGGACAAGGGCGAGGCGCTGATGGACGCGGCGGGGCTGTCGGTGGCCCGCAACAGCGTCATGGACATTGCCAAGCTCAACGGTCTGGTGATCGACAAGGCGCAAGTGGACCAAAGCGTCCAAGTCACGGAAATCAGGCGCACCGTTGTCGGTTCTTGAAATCCCAACGGCGCAGGTTTTCGTCCCGCTGATTAAGCCGTCCCGATACAAGGGCGCGCATGGCGGGCGGGGTTCTGGCAAGTCGCACTTTTTCGCTGACCTCATGGTGGAAATGGCGACGGCACAGCCGGGCTTTCGGGGCGTGTGTATCCGGGAGGTCCAGAAAGACCTCAACCAGTCGGCCAAGCGGCTGATCGAGGACAAGATCGCGGCACACGGCCTTGGTCATCTGTTTGACTGCCAGAAGGCGGTCACGGTCACGCCGGGCGGCGGGATCATCATCTATCAGGGTATGCAAGACCACACGGCGGACTCTGTGAAGTCGCTTGAGGGGTTCGACGTGGCGTGGGTCGAAGAGGCCCAGACGCTGTCGCCCCGGTCGCTGACGCTGCTGCGGCCCACGATCCGTAAGCCGGGTTCGGAGCTGTGGTTCTCATGGAACCCGCGCCGGAAGAAAGACCCGGTGGACGTAATGCTCCGGGGCGAGGACACGCCGACTGGTTCGGTCGTTGTCCGCGCTAACTGGTCCGATAATCCGTGGTTCCCGGCTGAGCTTGAGCAAGAGCGGCTGGACGATCTTCGGATGAAGCCGGATCAATACGACCATATCTGGGAAGGCGGCTACGAGGCCGTCACCGAGGGTGCGTACTTCGCCAAGGCGTTGGCGCAGGCCAAGTCAGACGGTCGCATCGGTGATGTCGGCAAAGACCCCCTGATGGCCTTGCGGGCCTATTGGGACATCGGCGGCACGGGTGCCAAGGCTGACGCCACGGCCATCTGGATTTGCCAGTTTATTGGCGAGAAGATCAAGGTGCTGGCCTACTACGAGGCGCAGGGCCAAGACCTCGCGACGCATATCAACTGGTTGCGTCAGTCGGGCTTTGGCGCGGCTGAGTGCTTCCTGCCCCATGACGGCGCGTCGCATGAAAAGGTGTTCGACGCATCGTATCAAAGCGCGCTGGAGTCGGCGGGCTTCTCGGTTCGGGTGATACCTAATCAGGGGCGTGGAGCAGCCTCACAGCGGATCGAGGCGGTGCGGCGTTGGTTTGATCGCTGCTGGTTCAACCAGGCCACCACGCAGGCCGGTCTGGATGCGCTCGGTGCCTATCACGAGAAGAAGGACGAGGCCCGAGGGATTGGGCTGGGTCCAAACCACGATTGGGCCTCTCACGGGTCTGACGCCTTTGGCCTGATGGCCAGCACCTATGAGGAGCCGCGCGTGATGGCTCCAATCCTCACCATTCCGAACTACGGCGCTGTTTAGCCGTGCCACATCCCGGAGCCGTATAATGCCCCACGCAACTTTCCGCGCGGCGGACGGTCTGAACGACACGCCCGTTGACCTGAACAACCCCTTCCCTGTCACCGTTATCGGCTCGGCGCTTCCGGTCGGAGCGGTAAATGTAAACGCCACCAGCGGCAACGTCGCCAATGCACAAGCTCAAGCCACGCTCGCGGCTACGGCGGGAAAGACCAACTATATCACGGGCCTGACCGTCAGCGGCGGCGGAAGCACGGCGGGCGCTGGCGTCACTGTCTCGGTCGCCGGACTGCTTGGCGGAACGATCTTCTTCCCGGTCATGGCTCCGGTCGGTGCGTTGGTCCCGATGCAGGGGCTGCAACTGAACTTCAACCCGCCGATCCCGGCGAGCGCGGCCAACACGGCAATCACCGCGACGCTGCCCGCGCTCGGCGTTGGCAATACCCACGCGGGCATCACCACCACGGGCTTCCGCCTGTAATGAGTGATCGTCTCGCGCTCGTAGCCGACGAGTTCGCGCGGGCCGTAGGCCGCAGCACGGACGAACTGAACAGCCAACGCGAGAAGGCGCTTCAGTACGTCAAGGGCGTGATGGATGACGTGCCGTCGCTGCCGGGGCGTTCCTCGGCGTGTTCGACGGATGTGGCCGACGCCATCGAAATGGTCATGCCCGACCTGATCGAAATCTTCACGGGTGAGGACATTGCGACGTTCATGCCGGTCGGCAAGGACGACGAAGAGGCGGCGCAGCAGGAGACGGATTACGTCAAGCACGTCTTCTTCGAGGAGAACCCCGGCTTCCTGAACCTCTACAGCGCGATCAAGGATGCGGTCACGATCAAGACCGGCGTCTTCAAGGCGTGGGGCGAGGAGTACGAGGAGCCGGAGGAGGAGTTTGAAGACCAGTCGATCATGCAGTTTGCCTCGGCGGTGCAAAAGCATGGCGACCGGGTCGAACTGAAGTCCGAGCTTGGCGACATTGACGATCCTGAAAACACGGTGGATTTCTGCATCCGCAAACAGGAGAAGTGGCGCGCCTGCGTTATGGCGGTGCCGCCTGAAGACTTCGGCGTATCGAAGGACACGGTGCGTCTGTCGGAGAGCCCCTATTGCTTCCACAAGACCCGCCTTCGCGCCTACCAACTGAAGAAGCGCGGGATTGACGCGGCGCTGGTCGATAGCCTCCCGGCTTATGGCGTTATCGACAACCAGGTGGCCGAAGCGCGCGACCGGGTTGACGAGAACGTGGACGACCGGGGCGGGCTTGGCGACCATCGCATCGTTGAGGTGGTCGAACACTACCTCGACGGCCCTGACGGTCGTTGGCGTCTGCTGACGGACGGCTCCTCCCTTCAGTTGCTTGAGGAGGAAGAGCACCCAGACGTGCCGTTTGCGGCTATCACGCCGTACCTGGTGCCCCACCAGTTCTACGGCGAGTCAGTCTCCGACCGCCTGATCGAAATCCAGAAGATCAACACCGTCCTGACCCGCATGACACTCGACAGCGGCTATTTCGCCCTGAACCAGCGAATGTATGTCAACATGGACAAGGCGAACGAC